GATAGATAATATGCGAGTCCTGATACCATGCAAGGCACAAATCTAAATGGTACATCAGTTGCATTCGTATAATCTCCCACATCCTGTATTCTTTTTATAAAAAAGAAATGCATATCTTTAGATGCGTTTGTTGAATCCGGTGTTGGGTAAACGTGTATGGTAACCTTATCTATAAATCTCTCTACCCAGTATTGATTGGGTGTCCCTTTGGATAATTTGTTTGAGAATCCTGCATAAGTTGATCTATCAACTTTTGTCATCGGACTATCTGATTGTGTTGTCTGTGTTCTATTAGATCTTAATTGTGCTTCAAGGACATCTGAAATTCCAAACACGCTCGCTGGATCTGTTGTTGTTGCTGACGTTCCATCACCACTAGATCTAAAAAAATCATAGTCTGCTTGACCCTCTATAAGATCTAGATTAGTTGAACCCACCTCCCAATAATGAATTCCTCTGTTACCCCACTCTTGAAATAGAATATTAAGAGATCTTCTAGCAGATTTAAGTTGATAACCTGCTACAGAATTTAATCCAATACGCTCGAAAGCATCTTCTATTATCTCTTCGATAGCAAAAGTTTTATCAAATGTTGTTGTTCCCGAGGTGGTGTTAGCCATTTAACCTCCTATCCATCAAAGAATGTCGTAACACTCACTGCTGTTCCTGCCGGAATATCTAAAAAAGCTCCTGAATCAAACAATACTCCATCATCTGGAATATACGGATCGATGTAATCTTTTGTTGTCGTAGCGACTTGAAAAGAAAATAAAGCCGTTCCTGACTCAGGTGTTGAATTAAAATAACTTATATTTCCCACAGTTCCACCAGTTGTTATATGCATTCCTCTGACTCTTGTCCTACTACCAAATATTACAGCTCTACCGCCTGCAGTTCCCGCAGCGTTTCCGACTGAGGTATTAGTTCCTACGGCACCATCAACTGCTATTTGAGTAACAGTGTTAAAAAATTTAGTTCCTGTCACTGTGTTTGCATTTGGTCCTGTAATATCTTCTGTAAGAGCATTACCTGCAATATCTGTTCCAGTCACTGTAAAAGTAACTGCAGAGATATTTGCGGCTGAAGTTAAAGTCAATAAACACGCTTGATCTGTTTGATGAAACGCACCTGTCCCAGCTGCTGCCGCTAAAGTTAAATTATCAGCTCCGCTAGTAGTCTGTAATGCAGCCACTGATGCTGTTGCAGCAGATAAACTGTTTAAGAATGTTTTACTTTTTACGTCTGTTGACATTTGTTTCTCCTTAAAAAATTGTGTGGGCCGAAGCCCACACTATTACTTATTACAGTTCAGTATCAGCTGTTCTCTCTTTTCCTACATTAATGTAGTCAAGAGTTAATGATTTAGCTGCCGCTGCTCCATTTTTAATACCAAAAGAAATAGCAAGTTCCTCATCGTC